GAGATCGATAAAGCCAAGGAGTAAGCACACAGCCTGCCGCATTTTTAGTGCGGCAGGCATCTTTTTGTTAACAACCAAATTGCGGTGTGCTATCCTGCGCTACCACAATGGGAGACCCGCGCGATGGCGTTCACATTCACGGTCGAGGATGGCACGGTTGTTACTGGTGCGAATAGCTATGTCACTGTAGCGTACGCCGACGACTACTTCGAAATCGACTTCAACTTCAAAGACACCTGGGCAAGCCTGCCGATCTCGGATCAAGAATACTATCTTGCTTGGTCTACTCGCATCCTTGATCAGAAGGTCAAGTGGGCGGGCTATCGCACGAGCACAACGTCTGCACTCCGCTGGCCTCGTACCGGCGTTGAGGACGCTGATGGTGAGAGCATCGATACCGACGAGATGCCGCGCCAGTTGAAAGAAGCTACCTGCGAGTTCGCTAAGTGGCTCTACTCGAATGACCCGACCACGGGACAGGACGAGGAAAACTTGAAGCGCATCGCCGTCGATGTTGTTGAGATTGAATATCAAGACGACACGACACAATCCTCCTACGCAAACATCGTCAATCAAATCCTGAAGCCGCTCGGTCACATGACTGTCGGTGGGTATGGCTTTGGACGGATCACGAGGTAACAATGGGAATTAGCAGGGCTGGTATCGCTAAGCTGGTCAACGACGCATTTCCCAAGTTCGGTGATCTGCGTACTACGATCACCTATCGCCAAATAACCCCAGGTTCGTATGACACTGCGACCGACACTACGACGGACGCGGAGACGGATACGACTGTGGATAATGTGATCCTCGTCGGGCTCAGCAAGGCCGAGTACGGCTGGTTTCCAGCGGATCGCAATACGCAGAAGGCGCTCATCCCTTACGATGCCATCCCAGGCATCCAACCGGTTGAGACGGACAAGCTGATCATCGATAGCTTGGAGTGGGAGATTGTGAAGATCAAGACACCGCCCGGTGCTCCGCTCTACATTCTCTACATTGAGTTGGCGTAATGAAACTGGTAGGGGTCGAACAGTTCAATCGGAAGATCGATGCCGAGCTGAAGAAGTTCGAAGACGAGTGCATAATGGAAGTGCAGAAGGCGACCCGCGTGTTGCTGGAAGCCCTGTTCCTACGCACGCCTGTATGGTCTGGCGAGACCGTTCGTAACTATGCCGCAGCGGTCGGAAGGTTCCCCGCTGGCGGGTCGAAGGGAAACATAGGCCCTAAGCCGCCTCCTGACCACACCAACCGCCTTCCGCTTGGCGTGGAGCATAACCGCCCAGCGAACCAAGCTGCCGCCAGAGCGGACGTTGAGGGCGCTGTAAGTGGCATGAAGAAATTGAAAGACGTATTCATGACGAATACGGTAGGCGGCGGCAAGTGGGACCTCATCGAGTATGGGTCCGCACCGACGCCACAGACAGCCCGTAACCCAGGTGGCGTGAGCATCCTGGCCATGCAGACAGCGCGCAGCAAGTTGGAGCACTTCAAATGAGTTTAGAATCAGCCCGCGCTGCGGTATCAGCTACGTTCCAATCTGAGTTCGGATCAGCCTATCCTGGCACACCGATCTCCTGGGAAAATGTTCGCTTTACACAGCCTGAAAATTCTGCTTGGGTACACTTCGCTTTTGTGATGGGTGACGCCGTGAGGCAAGAGGCCGGTAACACACAGAACTACCGGCACTTCGGAGTTATCAATGTTACCATACTCGTTCCTCAGGACACTGGCACGAAACTTTCTACTGAAATGGTGGATAAGGTTTTCAATATCCTTGCCGATAGACAGTGGTCAACAGCCGAAGGAGCCCTTACAACTTATGGCGCGCAAAAAATCTCCCGTGGAAATGTTAATAGCTGGTACACCCGTAATGTCTTGCTTGAGTATAGATACGACACATCTATCGACCGTGGGTAATGACAGTAAGCTGGAAATCCTCCGTCAACGGCATGATCAGCTTTTGGAGGACAACATAGTAGGACTGATCTGTGCCGGGATCAATATAAACGATATCCACATCGTTAGTCACCAGGGACAACCCAAGCAGACGATCTACGTCAAGGGTAAACCGGTGCTAACACTAGAAGTCGCCTTAAAGGATACTAAGGTGGAGTTTCATGAAATTCCACATGGCGTACCCTATGTAAAAGGTTGACATTTTGCCTATCTCATGGTAGGCACAGTAACCACGTGTGTCTTCCGGGGGAGGGCTCACTAATTGAGATTCCCTCCAGATAGGAGCACGCCAAATGGTAACTATTGCCAGCGCGGAGTCAAACCGCGCCACTATTAAGTACCTCGCTGAAACGACTTGGGGTACGACTCCGACGACTGGCACGGTTCGCCAGATGCGTTATACATCTTCGTCTATGGTCACTGACAAAGAAACTGTGATCTCTGACGAAATCCGCGCTGATCGCATGGTCGCTAACATCATCGAAGTTGGTGGCTCGAACAGCGGCGAAATCAACATCGAGTTCTCTGCCGGTTCTCTGGATGACTTCTTCCAGGGCTTCCTGCTTGGCGCTTGGACTAAAGCCATGAACCACTTCTTCCTGAAGGGTTCGTCTGTGGCTGTGACCGGCGTTAATGAAGTGACGGTTGCTGGCGGTGACTACACCGACTGGCTGGCTGACGGCATGTGGTTGAAGCTGGAAGGCTTCGACAATCCCGAGAACAATGCTTACCTCTCGATCAACGGTACTCCCACCTTCAGTGGTGGCAACACGGTCATCGCTGTTGACCAGACCGTTGTGGTTGAGGCAGGTTCGGCATTCGGTAAGATCATGGATGCTGGTGACGTTATCGACACGTCCACCACGATCCAGCTCAGCGGCACGGGCGTTTCTAACCTCGCGGCCTCTACGACTGACGGAATGGAAGTTGGTCAGATCGTCTACATCGAAGGTCTTGGCAAGGGCAGCGGTACCGTTACTTGTGCTGTAACTGACCCGACGGAAGGCGCGACGATCACGATCTCTGACGGTGACAGCACAATCATCTTCGAAGTCCGCACTGACGAGTCACTTGTTGCAGAAGGCAACGTGTGGGTTGCGCTGAGCGGCACTGAAGCGACGATGGCTACGAACATCGAAGCAGCGATCATGGATCAGTTCGCTCAGCAGAAGTTTAAGGTGTCTGCGATTGCCGCCGCTGCGGTTGTCACGATCACCAACAACGCTGGCGCTGGTGGTTCGATTGCTACCTCTGACGCAACCGCCTTCACGGTTGTTGACTTCACTGGTGGTGACGCTACGGCAAACGGTTACTTCACTGTTTCGGCTATCGTGTCTGGCACGGAGTTCGACGTTGAGGAAACCATCGCTACCGACACCAACTCTGGTTCGGATACTGTTGTTCTCAAGGGCTCACACCTTCGCAACCCCGGTACGGTTGCTGACATCACGAAGCAGTCATTCACCATCGAGACCGGCTTCACTGACGTCGCAAAATACTTCGTACGTAAGGGCATGCGCGTAGGCATGATCAACCTAGCTGTTACGGCTGGTGAGCTTGTCTCTGCGTCTGTGTCGTTCACGGGCGGTACCTCTACCTACGCGTCCACTGAGACGCTTACCGGTGGTTCGTACGTTGAGCTGGCAAGCACCAACACTGAAGTCATGAACGCTACGTCAAACGTGGGCGACATCGAGAAAGATGGCGTTGCACTGACGACCGCGATCATGAGCATTGAGATGAACGGCGAAGCCAATCTCCGCGAGCAGCGTGCGATTGGTGAGAAGTATCCGGCAGGCGTTGGATACGGTCGCTTCACCCTTGGTGGAAACCTGACTGCGTACTTCGAAAACTTCGATCTGTACGACAACTTTGTTGACCATGACACGACCTCGTTGAAGTTTAGCTTCACCGACGTTGACAACCTGAAATACTTCTTCCGCATACCGGCTCTGAAGATCACTTCGGACCCCGTGTCGCCCGGCGGTATTGATCAGGATATCATGGAAGAAATGGAATATCAGGCACAGCGTGATCCTTCGATCAACAGCCAATTCTTGATCGACCGCTTCTCGTCGGTATTCCCGTTCGCCCAGGTCTAATCGGCTCTCGGTTGACGTGAGGTCTGGCGCGGCACCCGAGTTAGTCCCCCAGCAGTTTGCTCCTTTTCTGCTGGGGGACACCTTTCCAGATCGCCAACACTAACCAGACGGTGTTAACATGACTGCTAAGAAGAAGGCCGCTGTGCCCACAGCGGACGAAATTGCTGCCGACATCAACGCAGCTATCCCCTCTATTTTTGATCAGTACGAAACTGACATTGTTGAACAAGAGGACGGCCGTTGGTTCCGTAACATCGGGATCGGCGTCGATATGAAGTTGCGGCGTTCTACGGCGCGTGCTGCTACCAATAAGATGCAGCAACTTCAGATGGCGTATCGCCACAAGGCTGATCCTAAAGGCAATCTCCCTGAGAAGATCGCAGAAGAACTCATGTTAGAGTTTCTTGCTACTGTGGTCATTGTTGACTGGGACGGCCCCGCGTTCAAGGATCGTCAAGGTAAGCCGATGCCGTACT